GTCTGGTATACCGAAGGACCTACTGGACAAGGTGCCGTCGTGGGGCGGGTATTCGTCACAGGAATCGCTAGCCCGGGACACGGTGGCGGAAACGGCGCTATCCAAGCGGTCCACCGATGACATGCTGCGGCAGATCGAGGTCTATGAGCACTATATTCGGCTAAAGAGTGGCCGTAAATCTGAGCTCTGGTGCGTGACCACAGCGGGCCGCGAGACAGGCGCAACCCTGCTTCGGCATGAGAAGGTTAGCCAGATTGGCTTGGCTGCGATCACGCCTTACCGTGTGCCGCACCGCTTTTTTGGTCAGTCGCTGGCTGATTTCTTGGTCGATATTCAGCGGCTCAAATCACAGTTTCAGCGGATGCAGGTCGATAGCGGCCTATTTGCCCTCAATCAGCGCCATGTCGTGAATATCGACCGCTTGGCGGAGGGTGTTGGCCTAGACGATTATTTGAACAATCAGCCGGGCGTCCCTATTCGGGTTACGGATGATAATGCGGTTGTGCCCTTGGCCTCGGCTGGGCTGAGCTTTGATCCGTTGCAGAGCCTGGAATATTTCAGCACGGTTGCCGAAGAGCGGACTGGGATTGTGAGGGCCTCGCAAGGGCTTAATCCAGACACTTTGCACGAGACGCTTGGCGGCGCGATGCAGCAGCTCTCTAGGGCACAGAAGCGCATTCGGATGATTGCCAAGACGTTTGCCGAAACAGGCGTTCGGGACCTGTATTTGGGCATTCACGCCTTGCTCCGGGAAAATCAGAGCAAGGAACGGGTTGTTCGCCTGCGCGGCAAGTGGGTTCCGGTCAATCCGTCGAAATGGGTTGAGCGCTCGGACATGCAGATTGAAATTGGCATGGGCTCGGGCGGGCGTGAATTTGAGCTTGCTACGATCCAGCAGGTCATTGCCTTGCAGGAAAAGGCTGTGCAGGCGCAAGGCGGCATGAGCGGGCCTCTGGTGACCACCAAAGAGCTTTACAACAGCGCAATCCGGCTATCGGAAAAGGCGGGTTTAAAAGCGCCTGAACAGTTCTTCGCCAATCCAGAAGAGCAAGCATCCCAAGAGCAAGCACCCCAAGAGCAAGGGCCTGAACAGGCCAAGATGCAGCTTGAACAGGCCAAGCTCCAGTCAACCATACAGATCGAGCAGATGCGGATTGAGAGCCAAGAGCGGATTGAGGCCGCAAAGCTTCAAGAGCAACAGCGGCAATTTGATGAAGAGCTAAGCACCAAGATCAGCCTTGCCCAGGCTGAAATCGCAATCGGGCGCAATATCGACAATGTGGCCATGGGCGGGCAGGCCGGATGAGTGACGCCAATTACGAGGCCGTGGACCGGGCGCAACGCTGTGACGCCGCGCTGGCTGAGGTCGGCTGGGCTTTTGACAAGATCACATCTGAGCTGACGGCCATGCTTTTGGCAACCGACGCCATGGCAACCGACAAGCGAGAGACGCTTTACCACCAGATTAGGGCACTGAGCGCGGTTCGGGCGGTGATGGTCCGCTCGGTGGCGCTGGGCAAGGTTTCGCTGTCCATTTTGGACGCTGATCAAGGGTCTGAGGACCTAAGCTAGGGACCACAATAACTGTCAGATGCAATGACCCGTGACGATTTCGTCGCGGCGCTTTCGGCTGAGTCCACGTCAGAGGATCAAGGCGCGCCATTGGAGGCCGCGCCGCCTGAGACTGAGGAGCCGCAAGCACAAGAGGATTTGCCTTCCACCGAGGGCGAAGAAGCCAACGAGGCGCAAGCGCCCGGCGATGGCGAGGCGGAGACTGCCGAGGCGGCAGAGGAAGCAACGGAAGACGATGCTGAGACGGTTGAGGCCGCGCCGGTTGATGCTCCGATTTGGTGGGATGCGGCGGCTAAGCAGGTTTTTGCGCAACTTCCCCCTGAGGCACAGGCGGTTGTCTTTGCCCAGGAAGAAAAGCGCGAGACGGTCTTAGCCAAGGCAAAGGAGACCGCTTCGGCGGAGACGCGCGCGGCAACCGCCGCACGTCAACAGGCAGATGAGCAACTTGTAGAGCTGCGCGCTTTGCAAGAGCAAATCAAGCTTGTCCCACAGGCTGAGACTGCGTTCTTGGCGAGGTGGGCGGAATACACGCCGGAGGTATGGCGTCAAGGCCTGAGTGATCCTGATCCTGAGATCAGGGCGGGTTTTGTCGCCAACAAGGCGCTGTTTGATGTTGAATTGCAGGAATTGTCATCGACGCTTTCAGGGATTCAAGCGGCTGAGGCCAGGCTTGCATCTGAGGCGATCAATCGCCACCAGCAAGAGACCATTGAGCAGCTAACCAAGCTTGCCCCTGATCTTGTTGCCAGCCCGGAGTCTATGGAGTCCTTGGGTCGGTATGCAAGGAACGTCGGCATTACTCCGAACGTGCTTCAACAAGCGACTGCTGACGAGCTTGTCATCCTGAATAAGGCAAGGCTCTGGGACGATGCCCAAAAGCGCGTGGCTGCGGCTGCTGCGAAACCGGCTGGCTCCCCAACCCCCCAATCAAAACCGGCTCCGGCAAAGGTCGTCGCACCTACAGGCCGCGCGGAGCCTCTTTCACAATCACAAAGCAGACGCGCACAGGTTCAAGCGGCTTTTGATCGTAACCCGTCAACCGACACCCTGGCCGCGCTGCTTTCCGCATAGGGAACACAGCACATGGCTGCACCTGCAAATACCCAACAGGTCTTTAACAGCATCGGCGTTCGCGAAGATCTAGAAAACAACGTCTATAAGGTCACGGCGAACAAGACGCCCTTCACCAATATGATTGGCGACGCGCCAGTTACCCAACCCTTCCACGAATGGCAGACCTATACCCAGCGCGCTCCAGCGGCAAACGCCAACGAGGCGGGTGACGATACCGTGGCCGCGGCGGCGGAGCAAACCGTCCGCGTCGGCAACCGAACCCAAATCTTTAAAGAAGCCGGTTCGGTGTCACGCACCACCCGTCAGACCACGTTTGCGGGCCGGGCTGATGCCAAGGCTTGGCAGGTTGCGCAGAAGTCCGAAATCTTGGCTACCGATATGGAATTGGCATTCTTTGCCAACCAAGCCTCGGTGATTGCGGCCTCTGGCGTGGCTCCGCGCTCTGCGGGTGCCTTGGCGTGGATTTCGTCCAACGTCTCTCGCGGCGCAGGCGGCGCGTCTGGCGGCTATAATACGGGTACTGCCCTTGTTGCTGCTGCCACCAACGGAACCCAGCGGGCAATCTCAGAGATCCTGCTGAAGTCGGTTCTGGCGTCGGGTTATAGCAATGGTGCAAACAATCTGAGCACCGTATTTTGTTCGGCGGCACAGAAGCAAAACATCTCGGCCTTTACCGGGATTGCGCTAAGCCGGGCTGAGGTCAAGGGCCGTAACCAAGTCACCCTGTATGGCGGCGTGGATGTTTATGTCTCCGATTTTGGCAGCCTGAACATTCTGCCTGTTCAGTACGGCCTGACCCGCGATGTCCTGATCATTGATCCAGACATGTGGGCAGTCGGGACGCTCTCGCCCATGAAGGTCGAGGATTTGGCCAAGACCGGCGATTCTGACCGCTTCCACATTGTGGCGGAAAAGACGCTCATTTGTCGCAACCAGCGCGCCTCTGCGGTGATTGCAGACCTGTCCTAAACCTAGCGGGCGGCTCTTAGGGGTCGCCCTTTTTTTTGGAACAAACAAAATGGCAAAGACTCTAGGTCTTGTTGAAGGGCGCGTGGCGTCCGATCTCATTGAAACCGATCCGTTGATTGATGTTGTGGTGACGCGCCATGGCAACCTGAAAATCTCAACGGGCAGGCACCATAATGCTGGCGGCGAAGAGCTTGCCGAACGTGGCGAGACCCTGCGCATTCACAAGAGCAATGCGGAGGCCCTGCGCGATCTGGGCTGGGTGGATTTTGAGGACGATGTGCCTGAAAAGCCCAAGCGCAGCCGCGTGGCCGCTCATAGTGAGCAGGCCTAAACCATGAGCGCCGAGCCCTCTTACGACTGGGTGCACTATGCCTCCGATATGGACGGTACGCGGCGCTATATGCGCATAAGCCTGGACGGTCAGACGATTGAGTATCGGCGCGATTATGACGTTGCGCCTGCGCTTGAGCAAAATCTGGCCATGCGCAACCATAATGACGGCTATTCGCAAAGCCGTGAGATGCGCCGGGCGGCCCATATTCCGGCTGCAATCATTGACAAGTGGCTGACCGAAGAGGGCTGGGATTGCCGGGACCCTCGCAATGCTGATCGGTTGCACAAAAAGCTGATTGATCCGGACTGGGCCTATCTGCGCACGGCGGATGGTCGCTTGTCCCTGTCGAACGGGGTCATTCGATGAGTTTTGCGTCGTATGCGGACCTTCAAGGCGAGATCGCGGGCCTGATTGTTCGCGATGATCAGGCCACAAGCATACCGGGATGGATCGAATTGGCAGAAGCGGCCATGAATCGGACGCTAAGGGTCACGGATATGGTCACGACGGCGGCCATTACCATATCGAGCGGCACGGTTGCGCTTCCAGCTGATTTTTTGGCTCCGATTGCCCTTAAAATCAACTATCTGAACGGAAAAAAGCTGACCTTTGTCACGCCAAACAAGTTTTCAGAACAGGCGGTGATTAGCGGCGTTCCTGAATATTACACGATTTCAGGGTCAAATCTGCTGATTTCGCCACCACCAACGGGCTCGTTTAGCGCCTCATTGACCTATCGGGCCAAGATCCCGGCGCTGTCAAACACCAATACTAGCAATTGGGTGCTGGCCAAGCATCCACAGGCCTATCTCTACGGCGCGGCGGTGCATTGGGCGGCAAAGTCCGACGATCAGCGCGGCGCTGGCTGGCAGGCGCTTTTTCAGTCTGCCCTTAGCGAAATTCAACGCGCCTCGGCTGCCCAATCCTATGGCGGCGAGCTGCAAACCTCCTCTGGATTATAACGGGGTTCACCATGACAGTAGGCACGATTATTGCGGGCAATGGCGAGCGCCGCCTTAACCTAAAGACTATCCGCCCGAACGCACCCACGCCGCCTTGGATGTCAACGTCTGACTGCGAGCCGGAACGGTCCACCTATGGCTTTGAGCTGATCAATTTTGCTCCGGCGGCTGCCGCGACCGATATTGTCACTATTCAGGGCATTGCAGGCCACGTGGTGCGGATTCGGTCAATCAAGATCCAGTGTGCTAGCGCTTCGGCCAATAGCACGGTTATCGCGACCCTCATTCGTCGCACTGCGGCCAATACGGGCGGCACGTTTGCGGCCATTACACCAACACCGCGTGATAGCCGCGACGGCGCGTCTGAAGCTGTGGTGCGGTCCTATAGCGTCAATCCAACCGCGCTTGGTGCTGGTGCGCGGATGCATTCCGATCCGGTCTTGCTTGTGACCAATCCGGTCAACCGGATTCAGACCCTGTTTGATTTTAGCTGGCAACAGGACAAGGCCCCTTGCCTGGTGAACGCTTCCCAATGGCTAGCAATCAATCTGAACGGTGTTTTTCCGGCGGGTGCGACCTTGGTCATTGACGTTACCTATTCGGAAGAAGCCGAAGAATAGCCCATGCCCGTACAATTTAACCCGCCAAGCCTTGATCAAGGGGCTTCGCCGTCATGGGCGCACCGCTTTGCCGATAGCGTAAGGCGCGCGTTTGAAAGCCTTTCGGGTGTGCCGCTCTTGGCGGTTGCGACGGTGGCAGAGCTGCCGCCTGCCGCCAAGAGCTATGGCGCGCTGGTCTGGGTCACGGCCTTGAACCGCTTGGCGTACTGCAACGGCACAAGCTGGATCAGAACGGATACAGGAGCAACGCTCTAATGGCCTCAACACCGACAACCAGCAATCGGCTCAATAAGCAGGGCACGGGCGATAACACCAATACCTGGGGCGTTGAACTAAACACCGCCTTGGATGCGATTGACGCGGCCTTGGACGGGTTCCTGACCGTCAGTGCGGCGGGGGCCAAAACCCTAGGCACGACCAATTATGTGGCCAATGAGGCCCGCAATCGGATCTTGAACTATACCAATACGACCGCAACCGGGACGTGGACCATTCCGTCTGTGTCTAAATGGTACATTGTGCGCGCGGCGTCGAAGGACGTGACCCTGACCAATGGCGGGTCGTCGGCAACAGTGCCAACAGCGGATCAGATTGGAATTGTCGTAACCGATGGCGCTTCGGTCTGGAAGATGCCCGGTCTGTCTGAGGCCAAGGCCTATGCCGATTACGCCATTGCACAGCAGGTGTTTGCGCCGGGCACGTTTCCGGGGGCTGCTGGCAATTCTGGCAAGGTCTTGGCTAGCAATGGCACGGCGGCGGCCTATTCCACGCTTAATAGCCTGCCTGAATATCAAGCCGATAAGGCTTATCTGTCGGGCCTTGCCATTGTTTTTTAGGAGCCGTTAAATGCCCACAACACCAAACACCTATGTGGTCCCGCAATCATTTTTGGCGGGCCGTGCAATACCGACCACGGCAAACACCAATTATGTGACCCCGGCCAACGCGGTAACGCTTGTGTCAAGCACCGCTAATCCCAACGGTTTCAGGATCACCAGGATTGCAGCCAATACGCTAGCAGCGGCGGGTGCGATCACGGCCAATGAATTGCAGCTTTACTCATCCGACAGCACCGGAACGCCAAAATACCTTGTTGACCGGGTTACATTGCCAGCGGGCACGGTGTCGGCAACGGCGGCGCTGGCCCCTACGTTCTTCGGCAATGTCAGCGAAAGCACCCCCTATATCTTGCCCGCCGGGCACCAATTG